TGGAGCTATGCTTTATTATGACATTGTAAAGATAAAAAACCCAGGTGACATGGAAGATATAAAATATATAAAAAGCGGTAACACAGATTATAAAGGGTTTTTGAGACTACCGTGAAACTAATAGACATCATAGAGGTTCATAAGTAATCCAAAGAAGATGGAAGGGGTTATGATAGGGAATGTAAGTATAATAAATCCAAAACTGGTTACAGGGCCAAGATCAACAAGTACAATAGAAATAAGAACACGTACGCACACGGCGATGGAAAAGATGATATCCACAGCGGTGACAGCATTATCGGTTTTGAACCCTCATCTAAGAATAAGGGACGAAAGGAAAAATCAAGACTCAAAAAAAAGAAAAAGGAGTAAAGACTTGATATTGCCAGCCCCTATTGATGCCAGTTCTGCCGCCACGGTGAGTGATGTTACAGGTATCAAGGGAAAATACAAATTGGCTGATCCTGGTTCTTACAAAATAGAACCGTTAACGAACCCTTCAAAACATACTATATTAGGCCCATTGACAAACCCAGTAAAGTCTCAGCAAAGCGTTGTTAAAATGTTGCAGTTTGTTGAGGCAGGTAAGCGGATTGATTTTTTAGCATAATAAGTGATATTTATGTAAGACATTCACACGTTAAAGGTTTATGTAGTAGCTTATAACGTATATGGAGAAAATATATGGAATTTGGACCTATATTTGAAAATGTAGCTAGTGTATTTGCATTATTAATTACCCTTTCTGTTATTATTGAAAGAGGGTTAGCTACACTTTTCGGTTGGAAGTATTACACGAAACTGCTCGGTGGTAGAGGCTTGAAAGTTCCTATCGCTGTTGCTGTTTCTTTTATAATCGCCCATCAAGTGCCAGTGGACTTGGTCGCAATGCTGTTTAATGGAGAGACTTCGGTCTTAGGCCAAGTGCTTACAGCTGGATTACTGAGCGGTGGAAGTAAAAAGGTCGCGGAAACCTTTGGTGACATAAAGGTCGCAGTGGGTTAATAAAACACCCTTCAAAATATGTGAGTCGTCTTCGGGCGGCTCACATAACTACTATATAGGAATATAAATGAAATTACATAAAATAATGTTGTCTGAACAAGGCATCCGTGATTTGATTCAAATGTATGTTTCTTCTATTAAGAAGAACAATATGCAACGGCAACAACGATATAAGTCTATGATTTGGGTACGTTTTGCTGATCTTGGTTTTGATAAACCTCATATTAAAAATATGATTAATGATTTAGTTGATATTGATGCTGAAAAAGATTTAGATGTTTTCTTGTCACGGTATAAATTATGGGGTGATGACTACGCTGATAGTTTTAGAGCTACAGAGTCTACATTGGTAAATGCGTTAACTGAAGTTGAGAGGGAAGAGGATGAGGATGGTGTAGAACAAAACATTAAAACCTTTAAGTTGCTTTTACAAATACCATATACTACAGAAAAAAATAAAGATCAAAAAATAAAAAAATTAAAGTTTGATTTTAGAGTTTTAGGCATTAAACTTAATAAGGCAAAAGATGCAACAGTAGATACCATTAATCCCGAAGCAGAATCCAATCCTTCGTTGGAGTATGTAGTGGCGTTAGAAATAGAAACTGAAATGACAAGATCTGAATTGGAGAATACAATAGAACCAGACTATAAGATTCTTAAAATGAGGTCAACCTAATGGCTATTTCCACCACAGATCAAACTAAATTATATGGCGCAATCGGTTCATTAAATCTTATTCGTATTTTGTATTCCAAGAAAAAGAAACCAAATAGAATTGTTACTGAAAGAGTAGTAAGGGTAGTTGAGCCTTATGAAATAAAGGATGGATATCTCTATGCTTGGGACACTACAAAAGATAAAAAAACAAAAACTTTTATATTAGATAACATAAGTAATGTGATGGTTTTAGGATCTAAGTTTAAGGATAGATACCCCGATGGCGGCAAAGGATTTCCTACATATGAATCACAAAACCCACCTGATGCACGGAGAATGAAACCAACAGTTAACACTACGGCGTTTGTATAGAAAGGTTTTAAATGAAATTAAAAGATATTGGTGTGGTAATTTTAAGTCATGGCCGCAACAACAAGCTAGAGCGAAGTTTAAAGTCATATGAAGAAAATGGTTTAGTTGATATGGTTGGTGATAATTTTATTTTTTTCAATGAGATTGCCAACGATGATATAAACTTAATAGAGCACACTTATAAGAAGTTTGAGTGGGGTGGCCATCCAGTTAATTGTGGTATTGGTTGGGGGATGGTAAAGGCTATAACAGAGTGTGATGCAAAATATGTTTTATTTTTAGAAAATGATTTTGAGTTAGTATCGAATAAAAATGATATTTATAGACAGTTAGAATTAGGAGTACGTAATCTTAACAAGAATATGATAGATATTGTAAAATATCGTCAAATAAAAGATTACATACACACCTCTAATGAAGCTAGACTTTGGTTAGATGAAAAAGACTTTGCGGGTAATAAATCAAAATCAGAAGTTGGTCGTAAGGGTTGCGCAGAAAAAAATTGGTGGATAGGTTTTGCAGTAGAAGAAAATTATGGATATAATAATCTAGATATTTGTGAAGAGATAGACAAAAAAGATGAAACTGTTTTATGGCGTATGTCTTGTCAATACGCTAACTGGAGTAATAACCCATTTCTCTGCAGTAAGGAATGGTTTTTAGATGTAGCTAGACAAAGAGGGTTTGAAAAAATGGATAGTCCTCCTAATCAACGGAATCCAGATTTTGAAGAACAAATAGCCATTGATGATTGGTGGCAAAAACAAAGTTACAGAGTGGGTATTTTACCAGGGTTATTTAAACATCAACCATGAGAAGTTAAATGGATAAAGCACAAGCAGAAGAATATGTAAGGTGTAGAAAAGATCCAATTTACTTCATAAAAAAGTATGGAAAGATACGCCACCCCACTAAAGGTCTTTTAAGTTTTGAGCTTTGGGATTTCCAAGAAGAAACTTTACAAAGTTTTTTGGACACATCTTATAATATTATTTTAAAAGCACGACAATTAGGTATTAGCACTTTGTGTGCTGCATATGCAGGGTGGATGGCTAACTTTTTTAAGAATAAGGAAATTTTTATTCTAGCCACCAAGAGAGACACAGCTACTAACCTAGTAGATAAAGTAAGAGTTTTTTTAGAAGAAGTACCACCGTGGTTAAAATCCGAAGTATTGATTGATAACCGACAAAGCATGGAATTAGCTAATGGTTCAAAGATTAAGGCTGGCGCGACTGGTTCAAACGCAACCGATGCTGCTCGTTCAGAAGCATTAAGTTTGTTAATTATTGATGAGGCTGCATTTATTAAGTCGATGGACGGGATTTGGACCGCTGCTCAACCTACATTAGCAACAGGTGGTGATTGTGTGGTATTGTCTTCACCTAATGGTATTGGTAATTGGTTTCATAAACAATATATAGAAGCAGCTGCTGGTGTTAGTGAAAGAGTGGGTGATAAAAATATTTCTTTTAAACCTATTAACTTGCCATGGCACTTTCATCCAGATAGAGATGAAGAGTGGGGTAGAAACGAAAGAAAGAAAATAGGCGATCAAGCTTTTGCACAGGAACATGATTGTGACTTTCTTCAATCGGGTAATAATGTAGTTAGCTTAAAAGCTTTAAGTTGGTATGAAGATCATCCAAATGAAGAAGAAGAATCGGATGCTGGGTTTAGACCCTTTATGAGAGAACCCGAAGAAAAAACTTGGGTGGATAAAAACTTGTGGATATGGAAATATCCTGACTACGATAAACAATATATATTATGTGCGGATGTTGCAAGAGGCGACGGAGATGACTTCTCTGCTTTTCATGTGATTGATGTAGAAAGTTATGAACAGGTTGCTGAATATAAAGGGAAACTTAATACTGATGTTTATGCTCACCTTGTTCACAATACTGCCGTTCAATATAATAACGCTTATATAGTGGTTGAAAATGCTTCTATGGGTCACCATGTAGTGATGAAGATCATAGAGATGGAATATAAGAATATGTATTGGACTATAAAAGATCTTACTAGAATACACGAAGGTAACTCTAATCAGTTATATTATGATCCTTATAACGTGCCAAAGAATGCAGTACCGGGTTTTACAATGAGTATGAAAAGTCGCCCCGTTTGTATTGCTCGGATGGAAGAAGATTTAAGAACACATGATTTTATTCTACATTCAAAAAGAACACACAACGAATTAGAAACATTTGTATTTCATAACGGAAAACCTGAGGCCATGTCTAGTTATAATGATGACCTTGTAATGTCGTTAGCTATTGGTATGTATGTAAGAGCCACTACTCTTAAATTTAACAATCAAGATGAAGATATGACTAAACAATTATTAAATGGTCTTAATTTTCAATCTACACCTTATGAGTTTGGTATTTATAAAACAGATGAGCAAAAGAGGGAAGAACATTTTACCTTTGAAACTGGCAATGGTCAGCGAGAAGATTTACGATGGATGATGTAATAAATGGCAGACGACAATAGTTGGAGTAAGTATGAAAAGATGGTCTTAGAAAAACTTGATAACCATAATACTAAATTTGGCTTGATCGAAAATAAGCTTACGCAAATCCAAATAGACATTGCTACATTAAAAGTAAAGGCTGGGGTATGGGGAGGTATCGCTGGTTTAGTACCTGTGGTGTTAGGTTTAGTTTTATTTTATGTCACAAAAGCTCAATAAAGGAATAAAAAATGGCAGATAGATTTGATATACTAAAGAAATTACTAACGGGCGGCTCCGCGGCTTTTAAAGTCCCCACAGAACGGCCTGGAATAAAAGCGCAGAAAAATGCGTTTGATTCATTCCAAAGAGCATCATCTGCACTATACCAGCAGTCATTGGTTGGTGGTGTTGAAAGATTAGAACGGGTAAAGGATTATGATGAAATGGATCATTACCCTGAGATTACTAGAGCATTAGATATATATGCTGATGACTCCATGACGTATGCAGAAGACGGCAAAATCTTACAGATAGTTTCTGATGATGATAAAATTATACATGAGTTGGAAGAGCTACTATATCAAAGACTAGATTTAGATTTTCATCTTTGGACTTGGATACGTAATATGTGTAAGTATGGTGATATGTTTAATCTATTAGATATTGTTGATAAAGAGGGTGTTTTAGGTGCAATTGCAATGCCAGTAGGTGAGATAGAAAGAGAAGAGGGGTATAATAGCGATCCAAACAGTTTGAGGTTTAAGTGGACCGCCCAAGGTAATACAGTGTTTGAAAACTATCAAGTATCTCATATGCGTATTTTAGGTGATGATAGATTTTTACCTTATGGTAGATCAGTATTAGATTCCTCTCGTAAGGTGTGGAAGCAGTTATTAATGGCTGAAGATGCGATGTTAATTTATCGTATTAGTAGAGCACCTGAGCGTAGAGTGTTTTATGTTGATGTTGGAAACATTCCCCCTAGAGATGTGGACTCTTATATGCAAAACGCACGGGATAAACTGAAGCGAGTTGCAGTTACACAAGAATCTAATGGTAATGTTGATATGAGATATAATCCAGAATCTATTCTAGAGGATTTCTTTATTCCAGTTCGCGGTGATAGAGGTAGTCGTATTGAAACATTGCCTGGTGGTGAAAATGCCGCAGCGATTGAAGATATAGAGTATTTACAAAATAAGTTATTTATATCTCTTGGAGTTCCTAAGTCTTATCTTACCGCGGAAGAAGATCTGTCAGGTAAATCAACACTAGCGCAGGAGGACATTAAGTTTGCGAGAACTATTCAACGTATTCAGAAGATTGTTGTCAGCGAATTGGCGAAGATATCACTTGTCCATCTTTATTTACGTGGGTATGACGAATCTTCCATTTACAATTTTGACTTAAGATTAACCAACCCATCTACTGTAACGGAAATGATGCACCTTGAATTATTGGGTAGTCGTTTTAGTACAGCTAACGATATGGCTGATTCACCATTAGTATCGTTGGATTATATACAAAGAGAAGTATTAAAACTTTCTTCTTCTGAAATTATAAACATTAATCTTCAAATTGAAAAAGAGGCACAAAACGCTCATATAATTGATCAGTTAAAGATGGGTGAACAACCTGACATGGGTGGTGGCGCACCGGCCGTTGGTGAAGAAGAAGATGAAAATGATGATAGTTCAGCAGAAGAAAATACCACTAGACAATATACTAAGGATGCGATGCCTTATGATCCTATTGGAACAAGAGAGTTGCCAGGTTATCCTAAAAATTACACTTTTAATGAGGATGGTGAGTCAGAATCGGAACAGGTACAGGATAAGATAAGCGATCCTGAGAGTGTAGAAATGAAAAAGACACTTGATTTTATTCGTAAGAAAGCAAAAAATCGTCGCAGCAAAACAGATATGTTTGATCGAACTATCTCTGATATTATGAAGTATGACCACGTAATGAAGGACATGATGGGTAATTTAATAAAAGATCAGGCAGAAAATAAGTTGGAAGAATCAACTTTATCACTAATGAAAGCTAAAGAGGATTAATTTTAATTAATCAGTTGTATATTTATTTTAGGTGATAATATAATTTTATTGGGGTTAAATATGAAACACAGCAAACAACGTAATGTTGGCATTATGTTTGAAATACTTAATCATGCAGTTTTAAATGAGATTGCAAAAGGTCATAATAAGTCGGCTGCTAAAATTCTTTCTGTAGTAAAGAAGTATTTCATGGCCGAAACAGAGATTTCAAAAGCATATAGAGTTTATTCACAGTTGTTGTATAGTGAGGCCCGCAACCCTTATTATGCTACTCGTTTTTATAGTAATTTGGTTAAAGAATATAATCAAACTGTTGATGACCAAAAACTTTATAATGAAAACACTAAACTGTTAGATGAAATAAGTAATGTTTGTGACCGCAAGCAAATTATAAAAGTTAGCGTTCCTAACTATAAGCTTTATGCTAGTTTTAATATTTTAATTAATGAAAATAACATTAAGCATGGTGGCCAGTATCTTTCCAGCCGTGATAGAATGGATTGTGAACAAAATATTTTTGAACACTTGGTAGAAAATAAAGAATCTAAAAGAATTAAAGAAGCTAATAGCCATCATACAGATAAACCTAAAGATCAGCTTCAAACTGAAACGCTTGCTTTAGGAATTGCCTTAAAGAATTTTGATAAGAAATATGGTAAGCTTCTCACTACTGAACAGAAAGATTGTTTAGTGAAGTATTACACCACTAAGGATGAGAGAAATTTTTCTAATTGGATGAAGAAAAGAGTTGATAATATTCTTGATGAGGTTGCGGATAAGAAAAGTAAAATAGATAATGAAAAGATTATGGAAAAGATTGAGTTGGTAGAGGAAAAGCTAAAAGGCATTTCCAAAGAGAACACATTTTCTACCAATAGTTTAAAAGATGTTTTGTTAAGTTTAGAAATGAAGGACAATTTAAAATTATTTTAGGAGATAGGTAATGGCCCGACCGAGTAACATACCTGGATTGAGTAATGCAAAGGCAGCGGAACCCGCTGCAGCTGCCCCAAGAAGTATACTAGCAACTCAAAATATTTATATGAACAATGCCTTTTCTGATAACCACGGCGGCGGCGAGGGCAACTCCAGCGTAGATCGAACAAGTGGTGAAGAATTAGGTGATCCTTCCAGTATATACGCAGCTAGATCTAGAGAGTCGA